TCAAATACTTCAATTTGCCGATGCAGGCGTCGCAGGAAACTTTTCAATAGGCGATCGTATTGTTGGTATAGGTACTGGAATTACTGCTGTTGTTAAAAGAACAAATTTAGAAGCTGGAAGTATTACGGTTACTCCATTTGCTTATTACGGTTTCAGTGGAGAAGATATACGTTTTGAATCTTCACCTGAGCCTGACTTTGAAGTTATCGCAGTTGAAACCGATTATGAGAATAGTCTATCATTTGGTGATAACGCAATCATTAATCCAGAAACTGAATTCGCAATAGGAAGAGTTAAAGAAGTTAATATTTTATCTTCAGGATTTGGATATGTTGATTATGGAACTGAGCCAGAAATATTTGCTGAAGGTAAAGGTGAATTAAGAGATGCAAATAATGACATTGTTGCTACAGGTTGGATTGAAGCAACACAACAAGGTGTCACATCAGGTTATTGGTCAATTGAAAATTCTCATTTAAGTGGATATAGAACAGAGCCAGGTCAATCTTCAGATAATACATTAGAATATTATGATTCAGGAGCAAGAATACAAGATAGTGACTTCTATCAAGAGTATTCATATCAAATTAAATCTACATTACCTTTACAAGAATACCAAACATTATTAAGAGAAAATGTTCACCTAGCAGGTTCAAAATTGTTTGGTGACTTTATCTTTAAGGCATATGTTGGTTCAGGAATGAAACAACGATTCTTGAGATTGTTTAATGACCAAGGTACTGGATCACCATTTGATTTAGCTGACATTGAAAGCTTAAGAGCTTCAGTTACAAACTATACTTCTGATAGTACTTATGTATCAGCTGACCATATACCGGGCGGTTCAGGTGGTTTAACATTAAGTACAGCTTCAGCAACAGATTTAACAATTACAAAGAATTGGAGTCAAGGCTTCCATGATTACGAAGTAACAGTACAAATGCCTACAGTAGGAACGGCTCCTTACCCAGTTGCTATTTTATTACACGGTAATGGTGGAACAGGTGCTGGTTCAGTTTCGCAATTTGCTGATAACTTAACAGGACATATATTAATTGGAGTTGATGGATTTGCGAATTCATGGAACATTGCGAATGAAACTTCAAAAGGTCCTGACATTGAAATGTTAGAAGAACTTATTGAAATGTTAAAAATATATAATAACGTTGATGAGAATAAGATTCGTATTGTAGGTACAAGTAATGGTGGTGCTCTTGCATTAAGGGCAGCAGTTGAAATTGGTGATACTGCAGTTGATACTATTGTCTGTATGATATCACAAGCACACAACGAACAATATAGAAACGGTTATTTCTATTACCCATCTAATGAAGAAATAACTGGAGGGGCAACTCCAAATCTTGGTTATGATTATATCAAGAACCCAATACCTCAAAGAAGGCTTGTTCTAATGAATGGTCTTCAAGATAATGTAGTCCCATACGCAGGTGGAACGGCGTTAGGAGTGGAGTTCTTAAAGGCTCAAGATAGTGCATATAGATTTGCACAAGCACAAGGATGGACAGGAAATCAAAATCTTGGTGGAGCCGCTTATGGGGCAGACAGTTTAATTGTTGATTATGATACAGTTATCTTCTTGAAGGACGATGTAGGACATACCGTTTCTGACGATATGAAGAACCTATTGAATAAGTACCTTGAAGATGACTACAATATAACATATTAAGAATAAATAATAAATTAAATAAATTAATTTTAGGAAAGAACAGCTATGGCCAAGCAAACAATTAATATTGGTGTATCGGCGAATGACGGAACAGGTGATCCGCTTCGTAATGCATTCGATAAAACAAACGATAACTTTAATGAGTTATACCTTGCATTAGGAGGTTCGCAAAACGCAACCGACTTATTTGATACAGAAGGTAATTTAGATTTATTGGGTAAACCCCACAAGGTATCATTCTTATATTCAACAGAAGCAGAACTGCTTGCCGTTGACCCAAGTACTTATCACGGTGCAATCGGACACGCTCATGATACAGGATCTTTATATTACGCTCATGGATCTTGGAGAAAATTATTATCTGATACCTCAGCAGGAACAATTACTAATCACACAGACCCACTTAACTCATTTGTATATTCGGCCAATATATTAAATAGTGAAACCGATGGTTATGTTCTTGGAACAAGTGCAAACGGTTCTTACAGTTGGGTTGAAGCTGGTGGTGGAAGTAGTTTTGGAACTGGAGATGTTGATACACATTTAAATATTTCGGGTGCAAGCTCTAATGATATCTTATCTTGGGATGGTTCTGATTATGCTTGGATTTCTCAAGCAGGTGGCGGTTCTTATTCTGATAACGATGTAAGTGCTCATTTAAATATAAGTAGTGCACAAGCTAACGAAGTATTACAATGGAGTGGTTCTGATTATCAATGGGCTGCTTTACCAGCAACATTTGCTACAAGTGATGTTGATACACATCTGAATGTTTCGGGCGCAGGTACAGGTGAAATACTTAGTTGGGATGGTTCAGACTATGCTTGGATTTCAGCTGGCGGTGGTAGCGGATATACAGATGCTGATGTTAATAATCATTTAAATCAAGGCACGGCAGGAACTAATGAAGTATTAAGTTGGGATGGTTCTGATTATGCTTGGGTTGCTCAAAGTGGTGGCGGTGGCGGTTCTTCAACACTAGCCGCTTTAACTGAAGTTAATACAGCAGATCTTGATGTACATGATATGGCATATCCTGCTACAACAGTTCATGTTATGACACCAAACGGTTCAAGTGCATATCGTTCAGATCATTATGGCACAACAGATAATCCAACACTATATGTTAATGCAGGTGAAACAATTGCTTTTGATTTAACTAGTGTTACTGCTTCGCATCCATTTGAAATTCGTTCAGATGCAAGTACTGCATATAATACAGGACTTGTTCATATTGCTCCTGATGGAACTAAAACAACAGGTGCAAGTGCACAAGGTAAAACATCAGGTGTTTTATATTGGAAAGTACCTGGCGATATAAGTGGAACATATAAGTATATTTGTACTGTTCACGGTTCAATGATTGGTGATATTGAAATTGCCGACCCATCAGCAAGTGGTGGTGGCGGTTCATTACCAACAAGAACAACAAAGACCACAGTAACAGGTGGTATGACCGCTGACCAAAATGCAAATATTATTATTGATGGTTTCAAATCATTTGCGTTATTTAAAATTGAGACAACGCATGCAGCTTGGGTAAGGTTATATGTTGATACTGCTTCAAGAACAGCAGATGCTTCAAGATTAGAAACAACAGATCCTGCTCCTGATGCAGGTGTGATTGCTGAAGTTATTACAACAGGTGCTGAAACTGTTAAGTTCGGTCCTGGTGTGATAGGTTGGTTAGAATCAGGAAATTCAATTTCCGCGGCTGTTAAAAATAAGTCAGGCGCAACAAATAATGTTGGTGTAACTTTAACTCTTATGCAATTAGAGGCTTAATTAAATGAAGGAATATATTGTCACTCTTCATAATAGAGAAGACTTAGAGGATTTCTATAATGATATGGAAACTCCAGGAGGTGACTTATACATTCCTGATAGAGCAGTTGACTTACAGTTAAGAAGAGCAATAAGTCGTAATACTCATTACATGTTAACTTTTGAAGAAGCTGAACAATTAAAAGAAGATCCTAGAGTATGGGACGTTACTTCAAAAGATTTATTAGATGCAATTGAATGGAAATCAGAAGGATATACAGAATCAGGAACTTGGAGAAGAGCTGGTCTGGCTGTTCCTCAGGATAATGAAAATAATTGGGGTTTATATCGACATACACAAACTACTAACCCAGGCGGAAACTGGGGGTCAGATGACGTTGCAGATAAGACTGCTTCTTTTACAATTACAGCATCAGGAAAAAATGTTGATGTATTAATTGTGGATGGAAGTATTACAACAACTGCAGGTAATCATCCAGAGTTTGCCGTCAATCCTGACGGTACAGGTGGTACAAGAGTTCAATATTTTAATTGGTTCTCATTAACAAATCAATTAGGATTAGGATTTAACGGTACTTACGACTATAACACAATAGGTTCGGCTTCAGATACAAATCACGGCTGTCACGTCGCAGGAACAGTGGCAGGGAATACTTTAGGTTGGGCAAGAGATGCAAATATTTACAATATAGAATTTGATTATTTTGGCTCCGTAAACTATGGGCCTATGTCTATGAGTACTATGTGGGATTACATTCGCGAATGGCATAATACAAAACCAATTAATCCAGACACAGGCCGACGTAATCCTACAATAAGTAATCACAGTTATGGGTCTACTTTTACAAAAGATTCCTTAGTCACAAGTAATCCTAATTATGACGGTATAGGAGCAATAAAATACCGCGGTGTTACTCTTGATGAATATAATACTAATGGAAACGATGTAAGTGATGCACAATTAGAAGCAAGAGGTGTTAATGTACCAGCTGACTCAAATTTTACAATTTCAGCTTACACTACAGATTATGTAGCAGATGTTCAAGATGCTATAAGTGACGGAATTATTATAGTGACCTCAGCTGGAAATCATTCTCAAAAAAATGTTTTATTTGGTGACCAAGATTATGATAACATATTGTATTTAAGAGAAGATAGTACTTATACTGCTATCGTTTATTCTAATAGGGGTGGCCAATCGGCTGGAAAAAATGTATCTCAAGCACTCGTAGTAGGGTCCCTTTACGACGAAAGCGATGATAAAAAATCTCCTTCATCTGTTTGTGGTAATATTGTAGATGTATTCGCAGCAGGATATGGTATTATGAGTTCTGTATTAACTGGATCTCGTCCAGACTTAAGAGATAGCAATTTTTACTTATCTAAGTATGGCGGTTCAAGTATGGCAAGTCCACAGGTGGCAGGTGTATTGGCATTATTTGCTGAAAGTAATCCAAACTTAACAATGTCAGAAGCACACGACTTTATTACAAATACAGCAACTCCAAATATAATGCAAGATACAGGAACTGATGATTGTACTGACTTTGAAAGTTTACAAGGAGCAGCAAACAAAATTTTATATTGGATAAACCAAAGACCTGAAACAGGTTTAAGTTTTCCAAAAATTAATGCAAAAGTAAGACCTAGCTCAGGAAGAACTTGGCCTAGACCAAGAATGAGAGTTAAAGGTTAGAAACTGGTAATAAATAAACAAAAATATAGAAGAGTTAACTCAACATGGCAGAAATCTTAACAAACAATTTTAAGAGTGATGTAAATAAAATTTTCATCGCCGACGCAAAAGCGAACGACAATTATTATATGTTTGTTTCGAGCATTGGAACATTCAACCCAGTTGACTCTGCTGTTTCGCAAAACGAGTTCTTAGAGAATACACTCTTCGCAAAACGAATTGATAATGCAGATATTAATTTTATGATAAAGTATTATCCTTGGCAAAGAGGTGTAGTATATACACAATATGATGATACTGTTGATTTAGCTGGAACAAACTTTTATGCAGTTGTTGGACCTAATGATAATGACACAGGTGATTATCGAGTTTATAAATGTTTAAATAATGGCTCAGGTGCAACCGCAGAATCCCCACCAACTTTTGATACTGCTAACTTAAATCAAATATATGAAACTGCAGACGGTTATACATGGAAGTACATGTATCGTTTAACAACATTACAGTTTGAAGGTTATAACGCTTTGGGTTATATTCCAATTGACCCAGCAGCAGTCATTGAACCAAATTCAGTTTATGGTGGTGGTATTTCTGATATACAAGTTGCGAATCCAATTGCTAACCAAGGTTATCAAATTAAGTTTGGTGTTATGGATTATATCTTCGGTCGAGTAGGTGGTATTAATAATCACGGTGAAGTTTCAGTTAGTTTAGATCCTGTAAATAATGATTTTTCTTCAATTGACAACTACTATGTTGGTCAATATCTTTATATTACAAACCCAAGCTCAAGTGTTACGAATTTATTTAAAATAGATTATTATAAATTTAATACTTCTTCTGGTAAAGCAGAAATAAGAGTAGGACCTGAACTTTCAAATCCAAGCAGAGGAAATGTTGAAGGTGCAACTCAAGCTGACCCAGTTGTTATTACATCAGCAGGTCATAATCTTGTAGCAAGACAACCTATACGTTTTAGAAATGTTGGCGGTATGGTAGAATTAAATGATGATGACGGTGACGGAAATCCAGTTTATTATGTTGTACCAATCGACGACGATACGTTTTCTCTTAGGACAAATACTTCACTATCAGAAAACTTGGACGGTACCGCGTTTACTGCATTTACATCAGGCGGAACTTGGGAAGCTGATAAAGATTTAATCACTGCAGGAGTT